TCAGCTTGTACATTGTTACTATAAGTTTAATGGAAAAATTCATTATTGTTATTTTTGTTGTGGCCAAGTTATATATGCTAGTGAAAATGATGATAGATTTAAGGATACAGGCTATTATCTTCATGGCAAACATCCATTTGTTATTGATAGTTGTTATTCAATCTATAATTCTCCATTTGGTTTTTCTTTGCTAGACGTTGAAAAGCCTACGCAAGAACTTATTGACAAATATACCCAGCTTACTGTTAAGAATGTCAAAGATAATGCAGCAGGTAAAAAATTCTATGATAGAAACAGTGGTGTGAATTTAGGTGATTTACAAGACCCTGGCAAAGAATATGTTGCAGTAAACTCTATCAATGATGGTGTTATAAGGCATGTTGATGTTAAAGATATTACGGCAAATATGTCAGGTCTTATTAATAACAAAGTAGAAGAGATGAATGAAACATCAGGTAATAGAGATTTCACGCAAGGTGGAACTGTAGCAGGTGTTACTTCTGCATCAGCCATTGCAGCTTTACAGGAAAGTGGTAGCAAAGGCAGTAGAGATTTAATTAAAAACACTTACGAAGCTATGAAAGAACTTGGTGAGATGCAAATAGAAATATTACGTCAGCGTTATCAGAATACAAGATTCTTTCGCATTACAGGCACAGAGGAAGAGTTTGACTTTGTCGAATTTAATAATCAAGCGCTATTGCCAAAACAAGTTGATGAAGATAGCCAAGGTCAGCCTATTTTACATACACCGATTTTTGATGTAAAGATTAAGGCACAAAAGCAAAGTCCATTTTCTACAATGGCCAACAATGAACAATATCTTAATTTCTTTAAAGCAGGTATGTTTAACCCACAAATTGCAGACCAAGCATTGCTATGTGTAGAGCTACTAGAGTTTGAAGGAAAAGAAAATTTAATACGAAAGCTGAAAGAAAATGGAACATTGTTACAAACTGTGCAAGAACTTCAAGGTCAGTTACAGCAGTTTAATAACATTATTCAAATATTACAACAGAGTCCACAAGGTTATATGTTGGTTCAGAATGCTATGCAACAAGTTCAGCAACAACCGGTTGAACAAATGAATATGGATACTAAGCGTGAAGGTGATCCTAATGCAAGTGTCCCTATCGAAACAAATTCAGTCGGCGATACTCAGCAACTACATAATTGGCAAGCTAAGAAAGCAGCAGAACAAAGCAAAAACCAAGCTGAACAAAAGTAAGGAGACAAAATGAAAGCTAGAATTGTAAAGCAAGATAAGAAGAAGGAATTCACAGAAATATCTGTAAACATCAATGAGAATAAATACTCGATTACTGCAGTTGGCCATAATAACCCTAAGATATGTGCAGCCATTTCGTTTGCTTTAATAACATTAGCACAAGCACTTGAATTTCAGTATCAAGACAAGAAAATCACTAATCTTGTTACTAAGCTAGAACCTGGTAACAGTTCGATTAAATTTGAAGATGAAAGTCAAGATACTTCAGAAGCAAGAACTATCGTCAACACTATTGTTGATGGACTATCTATGCTACAAATGGCTAACAGTAGAAAAATTATAATGACAGGTAATGTCTTTGGTGGTACTGCAGATGAAATACATAGAAAGCAGATGGAACAAATGAAACTAAGAGAAAAGTCTGTTTTAGAGTATATGAGTAAAAATAATGCTACAGCAGTAAAAAGAGAAGAAACAAAGAAAAAGTATGAAGAATATAAAGTTGAACATCCAGGCCATGGAACAGATGATAGTGTAATCGAGAATGGTTATGATGAATTGATGAAGGAGATTGAAAGTAGCAATTAATAAAAGTGCATTGCTTTTGTGAATTGCTACTGAAAATAGTTGTGTTTTGTTTGAAAAAATAATTAGTTATAATAATAACAGTGACAGAAAAGTCACAGAAAGGACAATATTATGTTCATAACAAAAATGTCAAGATATATATACTCAATGAATTTAAGTCTTTTTGACGGTGCTGGAGCTGGTTCTGGTGGTGCTGGCAATGTAGGTGGTAATGTTGCAGGTGCTAATGGTAACGGTTCAAGTTCGTCTGGCTCAGTTGGGATGACCACAGCTCAGCAGAGAGAAGCTGAAATTAATAGTAGAATACCTTGGGACAGGTTAAAAAACGGTAAACCTGCAGAATTAAATGGTAGTAATCAGAAGAACACCACTTCTAATGGCCGAAAAGGGGATTTCGCCAATCCAGCCGTTAATCAGAATAATCAAAATATTAATGAAGAGCGTTGGAATGAAGTCAAAAAAGGTGAATTTAAAGACTTCTATGATAAAGATGTGGCTAATGCAGTTAAAAACCGTGTCGGTAATCTACATAGTCAGTTAGAGCAGTCTAATGCAACAAATCAAGAGCTACAAAGTATTGTTGATGCAATTAAACTAAGATACCCTGATGCAGATAGTAATGAAGCTTTATTAGCTGCTATCAATGGTGATGATAGTTTAATAGACCAAATGGCTTTTGACAATGGTTTGACTGTTGAGCAATACAGAGAAAGTATGGCTCAGCAAAGACAGTTAAATGATGAGCAACAAGAACTACAGGAACTAAGAAGATGGAAAGAACAGCAAGAACAAAACAAAGTATATGAAAATCAACTACCGGAAGTTCTTGCTAAGTATCCAAACTTTAATATGCAAGAGGCTATACAGAATCCTACATTCGCAAGAGCATTAGCATTGCAAAGAATGGATGGTAGTGAACCAAGTCTTCTTGAAGCTTATGAGTTCGCTTATAGGGATCAGCTAATGGCACAACAGATTGACCAGACTGTTCAGATGGCGAATAGACATTTCACTGAACAGCAAATTGCAAATAGCTTGTTACCTAATTCTAGTATTACAGGTGGTGTTGCACCGTCAACATCACAGTTGACAAAAGATAAGTACGAACAAGCAAAAGCTTTGATGAAACAAGGTAAGTCAGCAAGTCACCTATTCAGATAGATAATTCCAATTCTCTATTAAAAGAGGAGAATTGATATGAAAACTTATAAATTTACAATGCTACTAACTCTTTTTGATATTACTATTGGACCTGG